TTTTGGGACTGTGTAAAATGTAAAATTATTTCAATTTATTTAGATGATCTACTTTACCAGTGCTTCTTTTCTTCTTTATTGCGGTTCCACTTTTCATCCTCTGTTCTCGTTCTTCCTGTTTTTTGGTCTTCGATTTCTTTCTCAATGAGTTTCCAGTACTATACCCCATATTTCCCCTCCTTATCCTTGATCTTCTGACTTCTGGTCTTGAAATTGATGATGTCCACGTCCGTATTGAGTTCAGGTGGTATTTTCCCTACAACGATAACTCGCAGTGGCTCTATGCGCCTTTCCATTTCTTTAAAGCCTATACAGAATTCTTCTCTGGATGCTCTGGATTTAATTCTTCCATTGGTGCAACATGCTACGGTGCTTCTTTTTGGCACACCATCAAAAGCCCATTCATAGCAATACTCTGGCGGTATGCTTACGTTCGGAATAACTTTAATTCCGTTCATGCTGAGATAATGAGACAATGCATGATTACGGTACTTCTGATAGATATTCATTGCAAATGGCATTCCATTCTCTCCCACTGCCATAGAAAAGTCAGGGCCTATCACGCTATGGAAACATTTTAAATGTTCCAAGTATCTGTCTGGATTATTCCAAATTTTTTCAAATTCGTAGTCGTGGATATAGAAATTCACTGTCAGCTTGCGGTGATTCTTAATCTTCAAGCTGAAACTATCCTTGAAATCAATCGTATCTTCTCCCGGATGTCCTGTGTATCTATCTAACATCGGTATCTGATATTTTCCGTCCAGTTCTGCTCCTATAATCATGTATTCTCTCATTACATCATATGCGGTATGACTATCTCCTAATGCTTTCATGCTTCGTTCCTCAATCATTATTACTGCGGTTTCGCTCCTTGAAATTTACTCTTTAGTAATTAATCAAAAAGCAAAGAAATATGTGTATTTTACGGGCTCTTTGTGTCCCGGAAAGCTGCGTAAAGCTCTGTAAAATGTAGTGCTTCGTTCCGTGAATATGGGGTTAAATAAGTTCACCGAACAACGCATACTTTTTCCACTAACAAATGACATTTCTGTCGTAATTCCATCTTTCAAATAAAATACCAGCTTTGCTTCTTTTTCGCCTATTGGATTAACAACTATTTTTTTCAAAAAACTGTCTACAACTGTCTTGGTTATGTCGTCCGGGCCGATTCCATCAAGCTGTTTTACGGAATGTGCAATTGCTCTGATTTGGTTTTCTATCGGAACAATATCATCCTGTATGGTTGACAGTTTTTCAATTTGCTTCTTGTATTCTTCAATTTGAGCTTCTAGTTTTTGGCTCTTTTCAATGAATACAGTATCACTAATAGCTCCGTCCAGATTGTATTCCAGCAGCTTATCACTTTTTCGTTCAGCGACATTTATTTGCTTTTCGAGTCTTTTAATTTCAGTTGATGCGTCTGCCTGGTTCATGGATGAATGATATATTTTAATGAACTTTTCGGCAATTTGTTCAATATCACCAGAAGATTCACGAATTAATTTCGCAATAACTTCTCGAAGTTCTCCGTCATCGATGTAAAAAGAATCACAGCTTGCAGCACCTTCTTTTATTTTCTTACTGCAAACCCATTTAACATCTTCTTTTCCTCGAAGTGTTCTTTGTTTAAGCCAATATGATGCGCCGTCATTTCCGCAAATAAGCATCCCTGTAAACACATTTTCACTCTTTTTGATAGATGTTCTACGGGTTTTTACAATCTCGCCACGTGCATCAATATATTCGTTTGCTTTTTTCCACACTTCTTCGTCAACGATTTGTGGAACATGGCTTCCGTCATCTTTAAACATCACCCATTCTGATTCTGGAAGAAACTCCTGCTTTTTGGTGAACATATCAACAATCTTAACTTTACCACCGGCATAATATCCTTTATACTTTGGGTTTCTTATAATGTGGCGAATAACATTCCTGTCGATTTTACCGCCTTTGTAATTGCGATAGCCCATGTTGTATAATTTTTTTTCTAATTGAGGCGTTGTCCATTCGCCGGATGCATAGTCTTCAAAAATCATTCTAACCATTTGAGCTTCAGATTCATTTATCGTGAGTTTTCCGTCTTTTTTGTCGTACCCGTAAATCCTAGAGTTCCCAAGGACAACCCCGTTTTTAATAGATTGCTTGTGTCCAAATTTAACACGGTTAGAAAGCTTTCGGACTTCATCCTGTGCGACGCCAGCCATGATTGTCAATCGAAGTTCACTGTCTTCATCAATGGTGTTGATGTTGTCATTCTGAAACCACACGCATACACCCCAAGAAAGCATTTGCCTGGTATACTGGATACTGTCAAGTGTATTTCTGGCAAAACGCGTGATCTCTTTTGTGATAAGCATATCAAATTTCCCATTCTTTGCATCTTCAAGCATTTCTTTGAACTGCTCACGATGTTTGGTTTGTATGCCAGATATGCCATTATCAATATATCCTTTAGCAAACTTCCAGTTTCTATTGCTTTTAATGAATTCTTTATAATACTGGGTTTGGTGTTCAATGGATACCTGCTGATCTTCGGAATCTGTACTTACACGAGCGTAAAAAGCAACTCGTAAATTCAAATCATAAATAGAACGGGTTCTTAGCCTTTCTCTTGTATGGTATATGTTCATTTCGATTCTCCTTCAAAAAGGAGCGAAACCATTTATATTATACTCCATACAATGATTTCGCTCAATGCTTTTTAACATTTATTTATTTGCGTGATAATTTTTGTATATACTTCTCGACTTATTATACCTTCATCATATAATCTCTTATTTATAATCAGCATGACTATCTTATCGGCCACATGCCATCCCTCCTAATTCACAAAATCAAAAATATTCATCTGTCCTTGTATTTCTTCTATTTCATCTTTTGTAAAAAATTTGCAGGCTGTCCAATTTGGATTCCAGTCAGCATCCAGTTCGTAATTTAAGCATTTGCATCTTTTAACGTTTTTAAACATCGCGCATTCAAAGCATTGATGTTCATAGTTCGTACCGCCCGAACGTTTGTACATTTCGCTGATTCTTCTCATAGGCTGATGTCCTTCCATAATTCCGGGCATCTGGCAAAGTCATGCTCGCATTCTGTATATATGATGCATTTGTGGCAATCATGCCTACCAATTTGCTTTGCGTATTGTCGTATTACTTTCCTACATATAAGTACAAGTTCTGGCGTGATATCTAACTCTTCGTCTTTGCCCTCCATACTTTTCTCCTTTTCTTTGTTGCTGCATATTCAAATTTGCCTTCTTTTACGCAATCTCTTGGGTCGCATCCTCGACTATGACCGACCATAAAAATATAATCGCACGGTTGCATTTTCCCTGATGTGCCGTTTGATTTCGGATAGAACTTGCAGTCTGTGCATTGACGATTAGTCAAATTCTGAATTTCTTGTGGTGTTAATTTTCTCCACGGTTTACGCTTGTTTTCCATTTTCACCGCCTTGAATCTTTTTGATAAGTTCCTGTTTCATTGCATCCGCTATGTGTTCCCTGACTGATTCTTCAGGAAAAGGGATTTCCAATGATCGCTCTAAAATTCTGTTCGTAATGCGGTCATCATATTTCAATCGGGAAATAGGATAATTACTGGTGAAAATTGTGATTTTCTTGTCCACATACCGACCATTGATGATTCCATAGAATTTTTCATTAATCCAATCTTTCCCAGATTCCGCACCAAAATCGTCAATAATCAAAATATCCGCATAAGTCAAATCACTAATCAGCTTATTCTCTGCGTTTTTTCCTCGTTCTCCCCATGTTGACTTTATCTCATCAAGAATTTTTAGGGATGTTGTGAATTTTACCGATTTCTGATGCTTTTCTATCATCTCATTTGCCATGCTACATACAAGTCTTGTCTTTCCAGAACCTTTAGTATTTGAATATATGTACAGCCCAATTCCCTGTTTCTGCATCTGTTGGATATTTTCGATCCAATATTTAACAGCTTTTGCCGCCTGTATGAATATTTCCTTACTTTCTGGAAGTTGATACACGCTGCTTTTCATATTTGAAAATCTGCATTCCTTGTACATATCCGGCATTTCAGCAAATTGCAGCTGGTTCTGCAAGATCATCTTCTTTCTGATTCCGCAATGGCATTCTTCACAATATGGAATGCCATTATCGTCCCTTGACCATATCCAACCAGAACCGCCACAATCAGGACAATCAGTCTGCAAATGGAGTGTCTGAGATTTTGCTTCCTCCGCATTGTTCAAATGGGATAAGCGGTTTGACATGTCTTTGAGCTGTTCTAGTGGTTCCATGCTGTCCCTCCTTGTTGTAGTTTCCTTCCAACGTCTTAAGAAAATTATTCGGTTTAACAAACCAGTCAAATGTTATCATCCATCCTCTGTTATTCTCTCCTCGAAGAAAATCACTGTCGCGGACGTTGTTGATTGCATTAAGGACTTCATCAATTCCGTATTCGCGGATTCGCCCTTTGAGTAACAGATATCTTTTTGATGATGGTTTGATATCACGTATCGGATTGATGCCAACTTCCTGTAATTTGTTCCATTCTTCGATGACGCGTCGGACATCAGTCTGACATATAGTATCTTTAGATACTATTAATTTATTATCTTTCTCTTTATCTTTATCTATATCTTCTTTCTTATTCTTACTCTGTTGCGTGACATCACGTGACGCGTCACGTGACATATCTTGCTCAATCATATTTCTCTGCCTTTCTCTCTGTTTTTGTTTTCTGATACGGTTCTGCTCCCTAATTTTATCCATACCTTCGATATTCTGATGCTCTTCCCAGCCTGGAATTGTAAGTAAATTTCCATCTCGTGTAATCATTCCGAATTTTTCAAGAACTGATAGTGCAAGCCGTACAACGCTTTCATCAAATCTTAATTCATCAGCAAGCATTTTTTCATTATACGGAATATTCTCGGTTAAAAAGATAAGCCCGTTCGCATTGCATCTGCCAGCCATTGTAAGAAGCATCACCCAGATCAGAACAATATTGTTTCCTTCCGGCAAGTTTCTGATGTGTCCAATTTTGCTGTTATTGAACATCTCTGTTTCAATTTTAATCCAACTCACTTTAGCCATTAGTATAATTTCCACCTCCATGCACTATCATTGTTAATGCAGCTGTTGCATGTTTTATCTATCATAATTCCTGCCTTTTTTTAGAATAAATAAACTAAAAGTGTCGCATAATGTATAATTTGGTCTGCCATGTAACTTATCTTGTTGTATCGTGCCTTTAAAGGGTCAATTACTATATGCATAGTCATTACAAAGGCAAGTTTCCATGAGTACCCGAACACTATGTAAAAAGGAACTGAATAAAGAAGGCAATGAACCAGTAAGTGATACCAGTTTTCTCCTTTAGTTTTTGCGATAAAATCGCTTTGAAGAACATAATCTCCGATCAAGTGGCATATTATCAGTTTATATATTATTTCTATCATTTTTCTTCACTCCAATCCAGTTTCTGTCCGCACCTATTACAATAAAAATCCGCTTTATAAAGTCCCTCACTATTACAAGCTGGACAATCACCTTTTGTCGTATAATATTTACCTGAAAAATCAAAAATAGTTTTCATGTTATTTGGTTTCATTGGAATCTGCTTTTTAATGCCTTAACTGCAACCATTCTAACTTCGTAAGTACATTCACCACCATAGGCTGTATCATCATAGCTTAATTCTTTTAATGCTTCTTCTGGTTTCATGTTAATCATCCTTATCGTCCTCATCAATCTCAACAGTTTCCAGATCTGCGAAATCACAACACATTGCAAATCCGTCAATCATTTTCTTCTTAACTCCAAATACCTCTATCATGTGAGAATTATTTTCCATGATTTTTATTATATCTGACTTTTTAACATATTCAGCCATTCTTCATCTCCTCCAACTGTTTTACTGCTTTTCTATAATCCCTATTCGCAGACCGGAACATCATCAAGAGTATTTCAGATACAGGCCTTGTCCGATTTCTTCGCTTTGCTTTTTTGATGCATGTAAGATCATTTGCTTCTGGTACATATATTCCTACATAATGTGGAATTTCAAGGGATACCGCAGCGCATACATCTGCCGGCATAACTAGATAGTTATAATCGCCAACAAAATTCAGCCCATGACCAGAGCGAAAATCTTCAGCTGATGATTTAACCTCATAACAATAGCAGTCACCTTTTTCTATCCCGGACACGCTATTATTCACCGGCACGAACCGCATATAATCCACCCTTACCGCATGATCTGTCGAATAATCGAATGTCACTTCCTTAGCCCAATAAATACGTGGATCATTGTGAGGATTGATTTTCTTTTCGATCATTGCTGATAGTTTTGCTGTAATCTCAGGTCTTGTCATTTTGAATATCCTCCAACTTCTTCTCAGCTTCTTCGCGAGTTAAAAATAAAAATTTGCCAAGACGATCATAATAATTTACAATCTGAATATATTGCAAACCAACTTCGGCTATATAATATTCTTTCCTGCTATCACATTCACATTTACAATCATAGATTTCGCATTTGTTATTTTCCTCACCGTATTCAGTGCATTCTGTCCACCTATAATTTACTTGATACAACACTTTGTTTAAATCATCTGGCAATCTCACAAGCAAGCCCTGTTCTTCTAAGTCTTCATAATCAGCAAGTTTTTTCAATACTGCCCTTATATCATCATTTGTCATTTCTGCTGGAATCGTATCTTCATATTTCCCATTTGTATACACAATCAAGTCATCCTTTTGCGGTCTTTTTATTCTTTCCGTTAATCTCTCCATCTACTTCACCTCACTTAAAACCATTTTCAACGAACTCGCAGCTGAGCATCCTAACAGATGCCAGCATTGCGGTAAGGTCATCTGCATTTTCGATTTCAACATTGTTTCCGCGCGCAAATTCATCAAACATCATGATTTCATGATTCTTTATAATTCCATAGAAAATATTGTCTTCGCAAGAATCATCTTCAAGAATCTCTGATATATCATCTTCCATTCCTTTTATAAAATCATACATAGGGATATTATTGGTCTTATATTCAACAACTACTCTTGAGGTCATTCCATCAGCTGCAAACAAAAGCTCATATCTGCATTTATGATATCCATTTATATAGATTCCACGACTAATATAATCTTCAATTTCAGTCGGTTCATTTTTACTGCTTTCCTTGATATCATACATAAGATAATAATCAATTACATCTTTGATATCACGTTCCGTATATATTTCATGCCTTTTTTCTTTGACGCAACCACTATTTTTGTAGGCATCAAAACAATCTGTATTACCTTCTTCTTTGTCTTTCTTGAAATATGACACGTAAGATTTTTTTTCTACATCGTAGTATCCGATTCGTTTGCCATAGCTGTCTGGTACGATCTGCCCGCTGAGTTCTAATTTAATTTCATTCGGAACTAAGCCGCCATATATATTACTTAAATCTTCTCTTGCAATTGCAGTTATTTTCATCTACTTCACCTCTTTCAACTTCTCAACTGCCAGCTTCAAAGATTCTACAAACTCATCATTCAACGCTGTGCGATCTGGATTCTCGATAAATTTTTCAAGCGTGTCAATTGCTTTCTCTTCTGGTGTAGGAACTGTCGATTTTCCTGATTTCGCAATTTCAAGAAGTTCGTCAACATTACCTTCCCAAGTATCGATAAGACATAAAGTTTTGTTACATTTAGTATTCTTTCTGTTTAATGTACATTCTGAACAGCTACGTCCATTGCAATTATCCAGAGCTATAATGCATTCAATAAACTCTCTTGCTGTCATTTTTTTCATTCCGAGGATTTCTGATGCCTCGTATAAAGTATCACACTTTACTCCGATACGTGCGCTGTGCACCACATCTTTGTTATTATAAAATTTTAAAATATCTGGGAAATGTTGTCCTGGTAATGGTTTACAATCGTCTTTCGAATACCAATGGAATCCCTGCTTCTCAGCTTCTTTAAGTAATCTCTTGTTTTCTTCTTTTGTCCTAACTAGAATACATGTATCTCTTAAATCAATCATCTGCGTTTCCTCCCGTAATTGCATCAATGCAATTATTCCAACCTGCTTTTATACTGTTCCAATGGTCTGTTACAGCTACTCTAGTTATTTTCTCCGGCAATGGCTTCAATGGACACCAATCAGGTCTAATACTCAAATCTGTAATATCTCTATTGTTTACCCTACAGAACGGGTGATGCACTCCACTGCGTAAAACGCATAAAGCACAATATTTTGGCGTATCCATAACTAATACTGATTTGCTCATTTTCTCCTACCTCTTTTCATCAAAAACATTGTTGGTTCTGCGATTTCATACCCGTTCTTTTGGTAGGTATGTATAGCTCTTTTATTATCAGCATTTACCCATAACACATTACAACCGTATTTTTCATTTAGCATCTTTACAATTTGTGTTCCATATCCTTTATTTTGATATGGCGGGAAAATGCTCAAACGAGAAAGCATTTTTCCTTTTAGGTCTACTTCTGCCTCTCCTATTTTTTTATCATTCAGGAATATTTCAATTTCCTGATACAGTTCATTTTCTTTAAACTCTATCATTTCTGTATCTCCTGCAATAATTCTGGATTGTCGAAAATATTTCCAATCACCTCAACACATTTTCTTTCATTGACATAGAATCCCAAATTACAATAACTATTGCCATAATCTCTTCCGATTGCATAACTGTAATCCAATGTCCAATCTCCATTTGTCATTTTTACAACTTCTGGATATTTTTCTTTGCGATCACATATATCATTTTCCCAAATCTTATTTCCGTTCTTGTCGTACAGTCCCGTGAACTGGCAGAGGGTTTCTATATCAATTATATTGGTATATACTGTAAACCGATCTGAATCCTTCCGATAAAAAATAATGTCCTTTCCCCCTATGTGATATTGATCTCTTAGGTAATATCCCTCAACCCATTCGCCATTATCAACCCTCTTTGCCTTGAAAAGAATCTCTCTCATTCAACTCCACCCTCCTTCACGATTTTGATTGCAAATTCAAGCCCATCAGCTTTACCTTTGAAATACTCTGATATATATTTTCTCTTTGATTCAGTAGCTCTTGTCTTTTTCGTTTCCAACCGCTCAATAACCTTGTCCACATCAAAAACCGTAAACTGCCTGTTGACACAATCAATAAACTCTTTTTGGTCGGAACTAATACTATTTCCAATTTCCCAGATTTTAATATATTCAATTAAATCGTCTGCATCAATTAATCTACCCATTTAATTCCTCCACTTTTCACGATTTCAACTGCTTCATTCAGGCATTCGGCTGTATACCAATCGTCACCTGATTCTGAACATTTATCTTCGATTAATATTTCCAACTGTTGAACAACTTCATCCACATCAAATGCCGTTGGCTGTTCATCAATTTCTTCAACAACACTTTCCAAAACACAAGCTAATTTAATTGTTTCTGTTTCATCCGGTTTATATGATTTCAACCATTTTGCGACACTTTCTTTTAATAAGTCTGCATCTATTAATCTACCCATTCAATTTCCACCACCTTTTACAATTTCAATTGCTTTATCAATTGTATTTGCAATATTTTTGTAAGCACAATCTTTATCTACATCGCCTGTATTTGCAATTGTTAGGAAGTATCTCATTTTTAATTCTTCTAATTGCTCAATAACCTTCTCCACATCAAAAACTGTCGGCTGTTCGTCAATAACTGCACCTATTGCAAAATCCATATCCGAATTTCCAAGAGAGTC